GCCACCGGCATCTACAGCGCAGGCGAAACCGGGATCCTGATCCGCGCCGTGCCGCCGTCCCCGGACCGGGTGGTCACCCTCGCCGCCTACCCGGTGGCGTCCCCACCCGGCCTGACCGACCACACCACCGGCGTGCAGATCCGCGTACGCGCCGGGTCCAACCCGACGGAGTGCGACGACCTCGCCGACGACATCCACGACCTGCTCAACGGGGCGCACGACCTGGCCCTGGGCGGCATCCGCATCTCGCAGATCACCCGCACCTCGTACGCCTCCCTCGGCCAGGACGGCAACCGCCGGTGGGAGCGCTCAGAGAACTACTACATCCAGGCGTCGCGCCCGACGGCGCACAACACGGACTGAGGAGAGGCCATGACCCAGCCGACCACCCCCGTAGACGAGGTGACCGCGCTCGCCCGCCGGTACGCCGTCGAGATCAACACTGGCACTGCCGCGGCCCCGGAGTGGGAGCGGCTGTTCGGCGTCGGCGAGTTCAAGCCGGTCATCGAGCTGCGTACCGAGTCCGACGAGGACTACGAGGACGACGGCGCCGAGCGGGAGGCCGTCACCGGCCACAACTCGCGCATGGAAATCAAGCTCAAGCACCGGGTTGGCCCGGACGGGCAGTGGAACCCGGTGCAGGAGTTCCTCGAGGAGAAGTTCCGCGCCGCGGCGTCCGGGGTCGTCAACGGCCAGTTCGGCGCCCGCTACTTCGACCGGGCGGGCCGCGGGCAGGCCGTCCAGGGCACCGTGTACGTGAAGGAGTGGTCGCCGGACGGCGGCGGCGGCGACGCCCTGGACAACATCTCCGTGGTGCTGCAGTTCCAGGGCAAGACGTCGCTGGTCGCCAACCCGGTCGCCGACGCCGGCCTGACCGGTTTCGCCTTCACCCAGGGCGCCGAGGACGTGCCGTCGGAGGACACTGACTGATGCCCACCACGTTCGCTGATCTCGACGAGTACTTCGCGCCGGGGTTGGTGCTGACGATCCGGGGCCGCGCGTACACCGTTCCCCTGCCCTCTGCGGAGCTGGGCTTGTGGTGCCGGCGGATGCTCGCGGCCACCGGGCAGCTGCACGCCGCTTCCACCCCGGAGGAGATGCGGCGGGCTGCCGAGCGCATCGACGCCCTGCCGGAGCCGCCCGGCGACCTCAGCTTCGAGGAGCGGGTCCTGGGCGACGCCTACCAGCAGATGGTCGCGGACGGCGTGCCGGACCCTTACGTGCAGTTCGCCGCCCGCACGGCGTACACCTGGATCGCCGCCGATGAGGCGACGGCCCGCCGGTTCTGGGAGTCCGGTGGTAACCCAAAAGCGCCGACGAACCGGGCGGAGCGGCGGCAGACCCGGACGAGCAGTACGGGCGGGGCGCCCGCGACCCCGTCACCGGCCTCTACGAGTGGTACGAGTACCCGACAGAGGTCCGGCAGCAGCGGTCGGGGACGGCGCTCTCGTGGACGGAGATCCTGAGCCACTGGACGCTGATCGAGGCCGACCTGCACGACGTGTACGGCATCGACGTAGAGGACCGGGACCTGATGAGGTCCCGGTCCTGGCGGTGGCTGAAGGCACGAATCACGGGGCTGCTGGCGGCGGACACGCGGCTGCACAGGGCGCTCGCGCCGTCGCCGGATCTGCCGAAGGTGCCCCGCCGTCGGTGATTACTTGTTGGTGAGGTCCAGGTCGACGAGCGTCCACTTGTCGTCGCCCTCGGACCGGATCACGCAGGTGTAGTCGTTGCGGACCTGCGCGCCGAAGCTGTTCTGCGAGTCGACCGAGCCGACCACGGTGTAGGTCGCCCCGTCCTTCGTGGTGGTCGGCTCCGGGTATTCGGCGCTCCCCGGGGCTTTCAGCTTGCGCTCGATGAACTCTTCGCACATCACCTCGGCGCTGGTCGACTGGTCGTCGGCCACCGGGTCGGCCGGCTCGACGCTGCACCCGGCCGCGGCCAACGCCAGACCGGCGACGGCGGCAGCAGTCCAGTACCTCATTGATCCACTCCTGTCTGTGTGGCGGAACCGCGGACGATACCGACCCTGCGCAAAGGAGGCATTTCGTGGCGCTCAAGCTCGGCGAGCTGACCGCGGTCCTGTCCGCCAACGTCGAGCCCTTCAAGCGCGACCTCGACAAGGCGAAGGGCGCTTTCGAACGGCACAAGGGCAAGCTCAAGGCATCCGCGTTGGCGGCAGGGGCGGCGATCGGCGCGGCCCTCGGCGCCGGCCTCGCCAGCGCCATGGAACTCGACGCCGCCCAGGCCAAGATGGAAGCCCAGCTCGGCGACCCGGCGCTCGCCGCGCAGCTCGGTGAAATCGCCGGCGAGGTGTACGGCCGCGGTTTCGGTGAGAGCGCCGCGCAGGCAATGTCGGCGGTGCAGGCCGTCCAGTCGTCCGGCCTCGTGCCCGACGGCGACGCCGCGAAGATCGAAGAGCTGACCGTGGCGGCGCAGGCGTACGCCACGGCGTGGGACACCGACGTCGCCTCGGCCACGCAGTACGCCTCGACCCTGATCGGGTCTGGGCTGGCCAAGGACGCCACCCACGCGATGGACCTCATCACCGCCGCGAGCCGGAAAGTCCCCGTTGCTCTTCGCGAGGACGTGCTCGAGGCCGGCAACGAGTACGGGACCTTCTTCAACACGCTCGGCTTCTCCGGCGAGCAGGCTTTCGCGCTGCTCGCGGGCGCCGCCGCCGACGGCCAGTACGGCATCGACAAGACCGGCGACGCCCTGAAGGAGCTGACGATCCGGGCGACGGACATGTCGGCGGCCAGCAGCGGGGCGTACGAGGCGATGGGCCTGGACGCCGAGGAGATGGCGGGCAAGATCCTCGCCGGGGGCGACAGCGCCAAGGCTGGCTTCGACCAGATCGTGTCCGGGTTGCTCGGCATCAAGGACCCGACGGAGCAAGCCAACGCCGCGATCGCGCTCTTCGGTACGCCGCTCGAAGACCTCAACGTCTCCGAGATCCCGGCGTTCCTCGAAGGGCTGCGGGGTGTCGGCGACGGCCTCGGGGACGTGTCCGGAGCAGCCGCCGGCATGGGCGAGAGCCTGGAGCAGTCCGCCAGCCAGAAACTCGAAAGCTTCAAGCGCAAGGCGCAACAGGCCCTGGTCGACAAGCTCGCCGAGGCCATCCCCTACATCGAAGCCACCTTCGGCTGGCTCTCACGCAACTCCGGCTGGGTGGGGCCGCTGGCGACCGGCCTGGGCGTGCTTGCCGTCGTCATCGGCACGATCATCGGCGTCATGAAGGTCTGGGCTGCCGTCCAGACCGTCCTCAACCTGGCGATGTGGACGAGCCCGATCACCTGGATCGTCGCCGGCGTCCTCCTGCTCGTCGGCGTGATCATCTACATCGCGACCCAGACCACCTGGTTCCAGACGGCGTGGGAGGCCACCTGGAACGCGATCAAGACGGCCGCTGCGGCTGTCTGGGGCTGGCTCACCACCGCCTTCCAGGCGTGGTGGGGGCTGTTCAGCGGCTCGTGGAAGGCCGTGGGCAGGTTCTTCTCCAACCTCTGGTCGTCGATCTGGGGCGGGGTGAAGAAGGCCGCCGGCTGGATCGCCGACAAGTTCAGCGCGCTCGTGGACTTCGTGGGCGCCCTGCCCGGCAAGATCGCCGACAAGGCCCGGGGCATGTGGGACGGCATCAAGGACGCCTTCCGTAGCGCCCTGAACTGGCTCATCGGAGCCTGGAACAACCTGTCGTTCTCGATCCCGGGCCTGAGCGTGCCCGGCCTCGGCCAGGTCTGGGGCGGGGCCACCCTGTCCACCCCGGACATCCCGATGCTCGCCACCGGCGGCGACATCATGCGCGCCGGCACCGCCCTCGTCGGCGAACGCGGCCCGGAGCTGCTGCACCTGCCGCGGGGGGCGCAGGTGCAGCCGTTGTCCGGCCGCAACGCCCCCACCGCCGCCGGCGGCGGCACCCTACGCATCACCGGCGAACTCCGCGCCCGCGGCCGGGACCTGGTGCTGGTGCTGCGCGACGAGGTCCGTCTCGTCAGCCGCGGTGACGTACAAGCAGCCCTCGGAGGTGGGTAGTGGCATACGCCGACGGAGACAGCCTGCGGGCCCGGATCCGGCTCGCCATCGGCGCGAACCCTGACAGCGACCCGTTCGGGTGGACCTGGACGGACGTCACCGCCGACTGGCACATCCCCGACGACGTCCAGCACCGCTGGGGCCGCTCACCTGGGGCGCAGGGCCCCGAAACCAGCACCCTGTCCCTGGCCCTGAAGAACACCGGGGCGAAGTACACGAACCTGGCGCAGTGGACCCCGATCGCGTTCGACGTGGACCTGGGCGACGGCGGCGGCTGGCGGCAGCGGTTCGGCGGGTACGTGCGCCGGCTGACGCTGGACTGGCCGGGGTCGGCGCTCGTGTCGCACGCCCGCATCGAAGCCGTCGGCGAGCTGGGGCGCATCGGCCGCGGCACCACACCGGCGTACTCCCCGACCCGACGGTCCCTGGCCGCCTCCGGGTCCGGGCTCCTCGCCTACTGGCCGCTCGAGGACGGGGAAACCGCCACCGCAGGTGCGTCCGCGCTGCCCGGGGGTACGCCCATGCTCCCGGCCGGGACCGTGAAGTGGGCCGCATTCGACCCGACAACCGCCGGCTCCTACTACCGGGGGTCTCTGCCGCTGCCGGATCTGACAGCCAGCGGCGGGTCGCTCACCGGGTCGGTGCCATCCGGGTCCAGCAGCCCAACGGCGTGGGCAGTGCAGGTGTTCCACCGCGCCCAGATGTCGAACACAGACACCCTGTCGATGATCGAGTGGACGACCCGGGGAGGCACCCACGGCCGGTGGCGGTACGGGTTCCGGCTCGACGGCACCCCAGGCACCTTCGTGCAAGCCCACAACGGGTCCACGTGGTCCACGGTCTGGTCGGAGACTCTCCTGAACAACGGGCCGGCGAACCTGGCCGTCTGCGCCCGGCAGAACGGCAGCAACATCCAGGTGTGGTTCAAGCACTCCTCGTTCGTCGCCGGGCCCGTGAGCATCCCGGGCACCCTGGGCCGGGTCACCAGCGTCACCCTGAACCCGAACCGGACCACCGGTCTCGCCTGGATCACCGGACACGTCCGGGTCTGGGACCGCCACGACGAACCCAACACGGGCG